AACCCTAGCTTTAGTAGACAACTTGACCATGAAGCGGCTGAAAAGGCAAAATGGGACGAAAAAAGCGAGAAAGATCGCAAAGAAGCTACTGGAACAAATTTCTAGTTGACAATCATACAATAACGTTGTAAATTAACATTATACAATAATGGAAAGTATTCTATGACATTTTTTAATAGAGCAGCCTGCTTTAGTGATATCCATTATGGACAAAAAAACAACAGTAAACAATACAATGATGATTGTAACAAGTTTATTGACTGGTTTGTCGATAATAGTAAAGACTGCGAAACTTGCATTTTCTTAGGTGACTTTCATCACCATAGATCAGGCATTAATATTAGTACACTAAATCACAGCGTACAAGCTGTAAAGAAACTAAGCGAAAACTTTGAAAAGGTATATATGATTATGGGCAACCATGACTTATACTATCGAGAAAAGCGAGATCTTAATAGTTTGCCTTACGCTGGAGTTTTTAACAACGTTACACTAGTAGAAGATATGCTTGTACAAGATGATGTAGCACTAGTACCTTGGTTAGTAGGTGACGAATGGAAACGCATTAATAAAGTACAAGCTCGATATATGTTTGGTCACTTTGAATTGCCTCACTTTAAGATGAACGCAATGGTTGAGATGCCAGATCACGGAGGGATTAATGTACAACACTTATCTTCTCCTGAATATGTATTCAGTGGACATTTTCACAAGCGTCAACACAAAGGTAATATCCATTACTTGGGATCACCGTTTCCACACAACTATGCTGATGCTTGGGACGATGATAGAGGCATGATGAAACTATCTTGGGGTGGAAAGCCAGAATATTTTGACTTTGATGGACCTAGATATCGTACTGTACCACTTAGTAGGCTAATTGATGATGCTGAAAACATCTTAAATCATAATACTTACTGTCGTGCTGTACTAGATGTAAACATTACATACGAAGAAGCAAATTTTATCAAGGAAACATTCGCAGAACAATATCAACTACGTGATATTACACTGATGCCTAGTAAAAAAGAAGAACACGCACAAGATTGGAGACAAGTTGATGATATTGAGGTTGAAAATGTAGACCAAATAGTGTATAATAGCTTAAACGCTGTAGATAGTGAAATGATTGACAAAAAATTACTAGTGGACATATATAACAACCTATGATTATTATTAAAGACATCACAATAAAAAACTTCATGAGTGTGGGTAATGTTACCCAAGCTGTACGGTTTAACGACAACGGACTTACACTTGTACTGGGCAACAATGTTGACTTAGGTGGAGATGGTAGCCGTAACGGTACAGGTAAGACAACTATTATTAACGCATTAAGCTATGCTATGTATGGAAATGCGCTAACAAACATACGTAAAGACAATCTTATCAATAAAACTAACGGCAAAGGCATGTTAGTTACACTTGATTTTGAAAAGGATGGTGTACAGTATCGCATTGAGCGTGGACGCAAGCCTAATATCTTTAAGTTTTATGTTGACGATATAGACACAGATAGCGGCAATGAAGCGCAAGGTGAGAATCGTCAAACACAAACTCAAGTAGACAAACTGTTTGAAATGAGTCACGATATGTTTAAACATATTGTCGCCTTAAATACATATACAGAGCCCTTCCTTAGTATGCGAGCTAACGATCAGCGAGCTATTATCGAACAGCTACTTGGTATTACTATGCTAAGTGAAAAAGCAGAGGCTCTTAAAGAAAAACAAAGGTTGAACAAAGATGCAATCAAAGAAGAAGAATATCGAATTAAGGCAGTTGAAGACGCAAATCAAACAATTGCGAAGAGTATTAGTGACCTTGAGCGTAGACAAACGCTTTGGAAAACGAAAAAACAAGAAAGCCTGCAAGAACTAGAAGTAGCTATCAACGTATTAGACAAAGTTGATATTGAAGCAGAACTAAAAAATCACAAACACCTAGCTGAATACTTGAAAAAGAAAAGTCAGCTAGACGAAGCTAACCGTTGGATCAATAGTATTGAATCTGACGATAAGAAACAAGAAAAAGTTATTTCTAAACTTGAAAACGAAATCAAATTGTTGAAAGAACACACTTGTTATGCTTGTGGTCAGGAAATGCACGATGATAAACAAGAGAGCATTCTTGCTTCTAAAGAAGAACAGAAAAAAGAAGCAGCAATGCAAATCTTATCTAATAGTTCTCAATTAACTGAACACTTGGATGTGGTAAATAGCATTGGTGAACTAGGACAAATTCCAGCTACATTGTATAATACAGAACAAGAAGCATATCAACACCAAAGCCAAGTTGATAAGTTACTATCTGAGTATTCAAGTAAACAGAATGAAAATGATACATATCAAGAACAAGTTAACAGTCTAAAGGAGACTGCACTACAAGAAATTAGTTGGGACAAGATGAATGAACTTGTGCAAATAAAAGAACACCAAGACTTCCTGTACAAACTGTTAACAAACAAAGATAGCTTTATACGTAAACGTATTATTGAGCAAAACTTACAGTATCTAAATTCTAGACTTGCTTACTATTTGACTAAACTTGGACTACCACATGAGGTTCAATTCCAACCAGATCTGAATGTAGAAATTACAGAACTAGGTAGAGAACTAGACTTTGACAATCTAAGCAGAGGCGAACGTAACAGACTTATACTTGGTCTTAGTTGGAGTTTTAGAGATGTATTTGAAAACATGAATACACCAATTAACTTCCTTGCTATTGACGAGCTTGTTGATAGTGGCATGGATACCAATGGTGTTGACAGTGCGCTTGGCGTACTAAAGAAAATGGAACGTGAACGTGGTAAAAACGTTTTCCTTATCTCACATCGAGATGAGCTACAGGGTAGAGTTAATACTATCTTACAAGTTATCAAGGAAAACGGATTTACTTCGTTTAGTGTAGACACGGAGATTTCAGATATTGCTGGATGATATAGACAAAGATTTACTACAAAGTCTAGGAGGCATGATATTCGAGTCTCCTGATAAAGGCAAAACAGTACGTAGTAGACCTAGTCCTGAGCATCCAATTTATTTGCTTACTAACGGAACATTACCAATTGATGTATGGTACAAAATATATGGGAACGGATAATAATGACTACAGATACAGTAACTATTTCAGACATCTCACTAGATAACATACTAGACGACACAGCAACGTATACTGATTTATCAGGCTGTACACCAACTATAACTATTGATACTAGTACTATTTCTTCACCAACATACACTGGATCCACAATTACACTTGATGATATTGATGTGTATATAGATACAAAACGTAAAAAATTACGTGATGAAGGTGAATTACCGATTGACATTTGGGCTAAAATGTATAATAATGGAGTTATAGATGATGATTGACTTTATTTTTGATCTCGATGGCACACTAACTAATGCCAGAGAGTATATTGACCCACAGTTTAAAGAATTTATGCATGAGTTTACTGAAAAGTACTCATGTAGTATCTGTACGGGCAGTGATTATGATAAAGTTGAAGAGCAATTAGGAAAAGACCTAACTAACAAATTTGATACACTCTTTTTAAGTAGTGGCAATCATGTTGTACAGGATGGTAAAGACGTATACAAAAGTAAATGGAAGTTATCAGATGAAGAATACTGGTTCCTTATAGAAAAAGTAAAAGCATCTAATTATTTTAACAAAGTTTCTGATTCTTTAAACAGTATTGAACCCCGCATTGGTTGCGCAAACGTTAGTGTTATTGGCGTAGGCGAGTTTCAGTTAGACCGTGGCACATACAGCGCATGGGATAAACAACATAAAGAAAGACAACAAATAGCAGAAGCATTTAATAACTTGTTTGGACACAAATCATCTGCAGTGATTGGTGGATCAGTAAGTATAGACATTACACAACAAGGCAAAGACAAGGCACAAATAATACAATACTTTGAGGCACAAGACACTATACACTTTTTTGGCGATAAAATTATACCTGGTGGCAACGATTATACACTAGCAATGGCAGTTAACAAACTTGAAAATGGCAAATCATATACAGTAAAAAATTGGCAACAAACATACGAAATACTAAAAACACAATTTTAATACCATAATCAGTAGATTTATGATGACAAATGATATATACAATACATGCAATGGAAATACAATGGTAATCTTGTTGAAGAGATAGCCGACCAATATATTGGATTTGTATACATCATTACTAATCTGACTAACAACAAAAAATATATAGGCAAAAAATTAGCCAAGTTTAAAAAAACTAGGCCACCCCTTAAAGGCAAAAAACGTAAAAGAAAATCACTAGTGGAAAGCGACTGGCAGACTTACTGGGGATCTTCAGAACACTTATTGGCAGATGTAGCTGAATTAGGCACTGAAAACTTTAGTAGAGAAATTTTATATTTCTGTACTACACGTGGCGAACTTTCCTACCGTGAGGCAAAAGAACAATTCGACAGAGAAGTTTTACTTACTGACGAATACTATAACGGCATCATAAATGTCCGCATTGGCGGATCTCAGGCTCTTAAAGAATCTCTAAAAAATAACATACCCCCTCTATAAAAAGCATTGAGGAGTCGCCATTGATTTGGTTAGACAACGGAACTTGCTGGGGGACACAAACCAAATGAGTGGGCTCTACTGCGCCATTGTAACCCACGAGTATTTCCAAGTTAGTAGCCTTTATTGCAACTTGGTAGCTTGCGTTGAAAGCAGCATGTAAAGGGGTACAGCATAACCGCCTCTGCTAGTTTACTAGTTTTGCTATAAGGGTGTACAAGGTGACTGGTAATATCAGACTCTTTTGTCGTGCTTGGCCTAAATCAGGCTAAGTGCGACTTTAGATCATGGTAATGATCAATAATATATATATCATTATGATATATGATATAATATGATATTCGAATGTATTGAATGAAATGATTCAATCGAACGATAGTGAAGATTGATGATGTCGTAAGACATCAAGTAATGATAAAACTTACTTAGATATAAATGAACACTTCAGATTAAAATGTCTTCTTACCTGATGCAGCGTCTATTGCTTCTGATTCTTTACGATTCTTCTCTGAGTATGACGCAACAATTTCAGTTGCTTGGTATATTGGCATTTGATATAATTCTTTTACTGAAAATGCGCCTCCAGTATACAGTACAATATCATATACTTGTTTTCGTAGATCTTTGTTATTTTCATTCATCTCATCAACTAAGGCTTGACTATTAGTCGGATTAGCTCTTAGTTGTTGGTGAAAAAAAAAGTTGGGTTAAATTCAACCTCTGATGTAAATTGTTCCCCACATTTTTCATTACTACATTCAAATTTAAATTTTTTGTCAAGACCATTTTGGTTAATTTGAGTGGACATCTTTTGCAACTTCTTGACAGTATTACTATCACTATTGCTAATCCAATCAAGTATAGGTTGTATGTCTGTAATTTTATCTCCAGATGGGAGTAGAATATATTCAATAGTATCAGCAATTAAAACTAAACTAGCAGCTGTTGTTTTTTCTAAACTGTCTGAAAACAGCGCATGTTGTTTTTCTGGATTATCATCTTTATTAAACGTTGAAAGTATATTAGACATTTCAGATATTTTAATTTGATTAGTAGTTATACTACGCAAACTATTTGGTTTAAATGACACAATCAATCCGTTAGAAAGCTCTAGTTCAATTGGTTCAATAGTCTTCACTTGATTTAAGACATTAACTATCTTTATAGAGTATTGTTCTTGAGTTTGGCAATGCGTACACTTTGCGTCAACTGTTATTTCGCCATCGTTACTATTGATCTTACTAGCTAACAAGATAATGTCTACATCTGGGATTAAAATTTCATATGGGTTTTCCATATCAGGAAGTATACTCTTTAAGATTTCAAATAGGCTTTCACCATTATATACACTATCGGGAATATTTAATAGCATTTCATCTTTGAAACTCATTGGCAATATGCCAATCTCATTTTGATCGTTCAAATTTGTTTGAGATGTGTACCATTTGCCCTCAGTTGGCAACTTTACGTATATCTCTTTATGTCTGTAAAAGTCTTCTAGTGAATTTGTCATTTTAATCCTATAAATACATATATAAGTTATTTATCTAATAAAGTGAGCATTTAATGGCAGCAATTACTATACCATTTGGAGGATCAACCGTAACGGTTAATATACCAGATTTCGCTATGGAAGGAACCCAAATAGATTTGCTTGAACAAGCAAATCGACAAACTGATGCTCTTCAAAAGATTGCGCAGTCCATGGGCATTAGTGTTCAGAACGATCAAAACGAAACAAAAAGTAATAAAGATTTAGTATCACAGATTAAAAAGGGTAATTCAAATGATGATTCCAACTTTGCTCAATTAAACAAATCCCTAAGAACAGTTGCTAATCCAGTAAATATTGCCAATGCGATGCAATCAGCAGGCGGTGCTGACTCACTTAGTGGACTAGTAGGAAAAGACGGTCTACTTGGTACACTAGGGTTAGCTACAATGGGTGCGCAAGTTGGTACACTATTTGGTATTATGGAAGAATTTGGTGTTGCTTTGGGCTCATTGCGTCGAACAGGCAGTGGACTTGGTATGGATTTAATAGACTTACGATCTCGTGCTTCTAATGTTGGTTTAGATATGCAAACACTTTCCAAAATTACTGTTGAAAATGGTAATGCTATTCGATCACTTGGCAGTAGTACTTCTGACGGTACAAATCAATTTTTAACACTAAACAAATCATTACGGGAAGCAACAAGAGATATGGGATTCTTTGGCATGGGAACTAAAGAAATGTCCACAATGTTAATAGATGAAATTGAACTCAGACGTAGTACTAGAAATGAAGCATTTTTAGAAGCAGGCACTAGAGATCAAATGGTTGCTAGTATGAAAGAAAATTTAAAGTTAAATGAAGTTATGGCTGGGTTAAATGGTCAAGATGTTCAAGATAGAATTAAAGCTCGTAACGAATTTAGAAAAAATGCTATTGTGGCTGCAGCGGCGTCTAAAATGACTGAAAAACAATTACAATCTCAATCCGCTTTAGTTGAAGGATTATCCGCATTGGGAAGTGCTGGCGCCGCTGGCGGACCAATACAATCAGCATTAACAAATTTAATTGCTAACGTCCCAATGGATAAGTTTAACGAATCATTTACACAACTTTCAGCAGCCGCAAGTGGTGAAGGTATCGATTTACGAGCAAACTTAGAAGAATATGCTCGTATGGTAGAAGCAGGAGCAGATCCAAAAGCAATGCAATCAGCTGCTCAAAAGTTAGTTGACCAATTTGCTAATATTGATGCTAGTGACCAACTTATAGGCCGAGCTGGTGCTGGACAAGCAGGCGCAGCGGCATTACTTCAAACTCGTATGGAAGCATTTGCGAGTACTACAGAAAAAGGAAAGACAGTTGCTGAGCAAGTTAACGATAATATGACTAAACTTGAAGATGCAGCTGGTAGTGCTTCAATAAAATTAACCGGCTTAGCTAATCAAATGGGTGTTGCGGCTACAGAAATGAAAAATTCAGTTCTAGTTAGTACATTAAAAGCATTTAACGCTAATCCGAATAGCGCAGAGGGGCTATCTAAATTTGTTGATAGTTTAGAAAATTTACCAACTACAACAGAATTTAAATTTATGACGGACCTTGTTACTGAAGTAGCGTCACTAGCTAGTGGCGCACAGGGCCTAATGGCTGTAATAGGAGTTGGTAATGAAGATAAATCAAAGGCAGAAATTGGGGCTGAGACTGGATTGTTATTCATGGCTTTAGGAAAACAACTGGGTATTAACGCAGAAATGGTAGCTAATATGTTTGGCAAAGGAAAACGTGGGGCCACGGCAGGTGGCAAATACGGCGACGGTATGCGTGGTACTTCTGCAGGTGAAGACATAGCAGGAGCAGTTGGCACAGCAGCATTTGCTGGTATGCTGGCTATAGGAATACAACAAGCATTTACCAGAAATAAGCCAATGCCTGTAGAAATTATAGAGCGAGTATCTACAACAACGGCGACTCCTAACCCATATTATAGAGCCTTACAAAACGCTACTACGGAGGTGAGCGACAATGATTAAAAAACACCATTGACATATCGATAAATACATGTTATAAACAAATAAAGAGAAAAATATGAGCTGGAAAAAACACTTTACTGTCTATCAAGGACAAGGCCAAGAAATGAAACCTAGTAGTTCTAGTCGTTTCCAAAGTTGGCTACCTGAAGTATACAGTGGACAACCTAATCGTGTTGAGAGATATTCACAATACGATCAAATGGATATGGATAGTGAAGTTAACGCTGCACTTGACATTATCAGCGAGTTTAGTACACAAAAAGATAAAACAACACAGCTACCTTTTAGCTTAGAGTATGTTGGTGATGTTACTGAAAGCGAAACAAAGATACTAGAGCAGACACTACGTCAGTGGTGTAAGCTACAAGACTGGGACACACGTATTTTTAAAACATTCCGTAATGCTGTTAAGTATGGCGATCAGTTTTTTATCCGTGATCCAGAAACTTGGGAAATGTATTATGTAAATCCAGTTGATGTTACTAAGGTTATTGTTAACGAGTCCAAAGGTAAAGAGCCTGAGCAATATGTTCTAAAGAACATTGACTTAAACATGCAAAACAAAACTGTAAGTGAACCAATTAAACACAGTGACTCACATGCTAGTGTAAACAGTATGATGCGTGGCCAAACAATGGACCGCAATGGTTATGGCGCAACTGGCGCAGAATACAACAACAGTTTAGGTAACATTCAAGAATATAATGTTGATGCTACACACATAGTACATGCGGCATTAACAGAAGGCATGGACAGTAACTTCCCATTTGGTGCTAGTATACTTGATCCAATCTTTAAAACATATAAACAAAAAGAACTATTAGAAGATAGTATTATTATCTATCGTGTACAAAGAGCTCCAGAACGTAGAGTATTTTATGTTGACGTAGGCAATATGCCAGCTAACAAAGCTATGGGTTTTGTTGAGCGTGTTAAAAATGAAATACACCAAAAGCGTATTCCAAGTAAAACAGGCGGCGGTAATAGTATTATGGATTCAGCATACAATCCACTGTCAATTATGGAAGATTACTTTTTTGCTCAAACTGCTGAAGGCAGAGGAAGTAAAGTTGAAGTACTACCAGGCGGTGAGAACCTAGGTCAAATTGATGACCTTAGATACTTTACAAACAAAATGCTTAGAGCATTGCGTGTACCTAGCAGTTACTTACCAACAGGACCAGATGATGGAACAGCAAGTTATGTAGATGGCAGAGTAGGCACAGCATTTATTCAAGAGTACAGATTTAACCAGTACTGTCAGAGATTACAAAATATTATTGCTCCAGTATTTGATAACGAGTTTAAACTGTTTATGAAGAACAAAGGCATTAATATTGATAGTAGTATTTTTGACCTACAGTTTGTAGAACCACAGAGCTTTAGTGAATACAAAGAAATCGAAGTACATGCCGCAAGAGCAAACGTATTTGGGTCACTTGAGGGTGTAGATTATCTAAGTAGACGCTTTATGTTAAGCAAGTACCTTGGACTTTCAGAAGATGAAATCCTCAAGAATGAAGAAATGTGGATGGAAGAAAACAAATCAGGTGTAACACCACCATCAGATAGTACACCAGGTCTTGGCGGCGTAGGTGTGCGTGGATTTGAAGGTGGCGGAAATGATCTAGGTGGTTTAGATGATTTAGATGCCGGCGAAGGTGGCGGAGACGACTCGCCAATTAGCGGTGCTGAAAATGCGACAACACCAGCACCAGCAGGAGGAGAAGACAATGCGCAGTAATGAATTTTTAGTTGAGTATTATGAAGATGAAGATAACGAGTACTCAAATCGTAAAATTGATGATGTTCGACGTAGTAGATTAACACTAAAACATATTAATAGACTGCGTAAACAACGTGAAATTCACAAGACAGAACATGCTACACGTACTGAACGTGTACAACAAATATACCGCAGATCATCTGGGGAATAATACAAACTACAACAAATTAAGGCATGAAAACTTACTTATCTTGACGTTCTTGTCAAAAAGTACAGTTTTTATGCCTTTTTTCTATGGTAAAACGTATTGGTAATAAATAATACTTGTAAACCAGTAATGGTAAGCCTGAATTTTTAAGGAGATATAAAATGAGTAATCATAAGGATTCATTAGTTAAAGTCCTAGAATATCTTGTCAACGAAGATCGTGAAAAAGCGTCAGACCTTTTACATGATGTATTTGTTGAGAAAGCAAAAAATCATTGGGCGTCACTTTCAGAGAGTGATGAGTCAGTGGAAGAAGATATTCAAGACGAAGACTTAGACGAAACATACGAAGTTGAAGAAGGCATCAATAACTTTGATGCAGAGGAAGACTTTTTAGACGACATCGAAACAGCTGAAAACGAAATCGAAGCTGAAGAAGTGTACGGCGAAGACGATGACCAAGAAGGTGAAGAAGAAGCACCTGAAATGGGCATGGACATGGAAGTAGACATGGACAGTGGCGAAGAAGAAGATGCTGCTGAACCAGAAGAAGCACTAGCTAATGTAGAAGATGCAATCGCAGAACTACGTGCAGCGTTTGCTGACATGATGGATGATGAACCAGCTGAAGAACCAGAAATGGAAGAAGAAGTTGCTTTTGAATCAGACGACAGTGACGACGAAGAAGTTGAAGCAGTTGAAGAAGGCGCAACAATGTCAGCAGTAAGTGTATCACACACTGATGGCAGTGACAACAGTAAGTCACCAGTTGGTCCAGGAGACAGTTCAATGTCACCATCAAAGCCAGTCGATATTGCAGGCGGTACAGTTGAAGCAGGTGGCAAAGCGCCAGCAGCTAAAGACATGGGTGTAACAGGTCCACAAGAAGCAGGATCACCAACACCAGCACCGGCTCCAAAAAGAGAGATGAAGTAATATGTCAACATCATTACAAGAACACTTAACATTTAGTCAGGCAAATATTGTTACCGAGAGCATTGAAGAAGCTAACGGTGGTAAAAGCCTGTATATGAAAGGTATCTTTATTGAAGGCGATGTACGAAATCAGAACAACCGTATCTATACAAAAGAAGAAATTCATAATGCTGTTAAGGCAATTACTGAAAAAATCAAAAATGGATACAGTGTATTAGGCGAAGCTGATCACCCGGATGATCTAAATATTAATCTAGATCGTGTATCACACATTATCACAGAAATGGATACTGATGGTGCGAACGGTATTGGTAAGCTGAAATTATTACCTACTCCAATGGGAAATATTTGTAAAACCCTTATAGAGAGTGGATGTAATTTAGGCGTGTCAAGCAGAGGCAGTGGCAATGTTAACGATAAAGGAATAGTCAAAGATTTTGAGATTATTACTGTTGATATTGTTGCCAATCCAAGTGCTCCAAATGCTTACCCCGATCCAATTTATGAAAGAATTATGAATCATAAACGTGGTAATGTATTAATGGATGTAGCTTCTGCTGTTAAGCACGACGAACGGGCACAGCGTTATTTAAAAGATGAAGTAACGCACTTTATAGAGAACCTAAGGTATAGGAGAGATTAATATGGCTCACTCAATAGATGAACTATTAGGCTCCGGAACGCTCTCGGAAGAGGTTAGATCTTCAATCAGCGAAGCATGGGAAACTAAGCAAGCTGAACTACGTGAAGAAGTTGCGTCAGAACTACGTGAAGAATTTGCAGGACGTTATGAAAATGACAAAGCGCAAATTGTAGAAGCAATGGACACAATGATTGGTGAAGTTATTGCGAAAGAACTCGAAGAGTTCCAAGCAGACAAAGCCAAAGTAGCTGAAGATCGTGTTGCATATCGCAAGCATATGTCAGAACATGCAAATGTACTGAATGATTTTGTGATGGAAACATTACGCAAGGAAATTAACGAATTGCGTGAAGACCGTGAAGTAGCAGATAAGAACATGGCACAGTTAGAAGGCTTTGTTCTTGAGCAACTTACAAAAGAGCTAAACGAGTTTCATGATGACAAACGCTCACTAGTTGAAGCAAAAGTTAAAATGATAAAAGAAGGCAAAAAAGTTATCGAGCAAACAAAACGTAAGTTTATCGAAACTGCAGCAAACAAGGTGGAAAACATTCTTGAATCAACAATCAAGACTGAACTTACATCACTTAAAGAAGACATTCAAGTGGCTAAAGAAAACACATTTGGACGTAAGATTTTTGAAACATTTGCTGGAGAGTTTATGGGCAGCTACCTCAATGAAGGTACTGAAGTTGCTAAAATGAACAAATCGATAGATGCGCTAAATGCTAAACTCGATGAAGCAAACGAAATTGTTGCGCAAAAAGAAGTTCAACTTGCAGAATCAACACGTAAGTCACGTATTGCTACTGACAATGCTGAGCGTAAGCTAATCATGAATGAAATGATGGCACCGCTTTCGAAACAACATAAAGAAGTAATGAATGCATTATTGGAGTCTACTAAGACTACTAATTTACAAAACGCATTTAACAAGTATCTTCCTTCAGTATTGAACGAAGACACAAAAACTAAAACTAAAAATACGAAGGTACTTAGTGAATCCTCAAAAGAGATCACTGGTGGAAAAACAACGGTAGCAGAAGCTAATGTTGATGCTAACATTGTGAACCTTCGCAAATTAGCCGGTATACAATAAGTTAAGGAGACCGAAAATGGCAGACAACCTAATGGAAAATTGGGGCGCAACAAAAGAAGCCCTCACAGATGGTTTATCTGGAACAAAGAAGCAAGTAATGGAATCAGTACTTGAGAACACAAAACGCTACATCGCAGAATCTGCAACAGCGGGTGCTACTCAAGCAGGTAACATTGCTACACTAAACAAAGTGATTCTTCCAGTAATCAGACGTGTTATGCCAACTGTTATTGCTAACGAAATCGTTGGTGTACAGCCTATGACAGGCCCAGTTGGACAAATTCATACTCTACGTGTGAGATATGCAGAAACTTTTGACTCAGCAACAGCTGGTGACGAAGCTCTAAGCCCATTTGCAATCGCAACTGGATACTCAGGTAATGGAACTACAAACCGTGCAGATGCTACAGCATCGCAAGAAGGTTTACCTGGTAAGAAAATGTCAATTCAAGTGTTAAAACAAACAGTTGAAGCGAAAACACGTAAACTATCAGCACGTTGGACATTCGAAGCGGCACAAGACGCCAATTCAATGCACGGCCTAGACGTTGAAGCAGAAATCATGCAAGCACTTGCTCAAGAGATTACTGCTGAGATCGACCAAGAGATCATTACATCTCTTACATCACTAGCTGGTACAGCTACTGACACATACGACCAAAGTGGCGTAAGTGGTACAGCAACATTTGTAGGTGACGAGCATGCAGCACTAGCAGTTCTAATCAACAAAAATGCTAACACAATTGCAGCACGTACACGTCGTGGCGCAGGTAACTGGGCAGTTGTTTCTCCAACAGTACTAACAGTACTACAGAGTGCGACTACATCAGCATTTGCACGTACAACAGAAGGTCCTTTTGAAGCACCTACAAACACAAAATTCGTTGGTACACTAAACGGTACTATGAGAATTTATGTAAACCAGTACGCAGCAAACGACAACGTACTAGTAGGATACAAAGGCGCAACAGAGACAGACGCAGCAGCGTTCTATTGCCCATACATCCCGCTAATGTCAAGTGGCACAGTGCTTGATCCAGACTCATTCGAGCCAGTGGTATCATTCATGACACGTTACGGATATGTAGAACTAAGCAACCAAGCATCATCGCTTGGTAACGCAGCAGACTACCTATCAGCAATCGCAGTTACATCAAACAAACTAGCATTTGCTTAATAGCAATTTTAGTTGATAAAATAAAGATAGGCGCTACGGCGCCTATTTTTTTGACTTTTTTTTTAAAAAAGTGTTGACATTGGTGTCTACATATGCTATATTATATACATAGCTTGGGAGATATCCCAGAGTTAGATAGTGCAAGGAATGGCGGTCCGTAGAGGTCGTAACTTGGTTCATAGCTGTAGTGGCAATGCAAGAGCGTAGAGATACGAAGTTGTATTTTTAGACATAACTGTTTAATATGAAGTTCCCGGATTTGAGCGTGGCTCTACACAAGGGTTGTTGGTATTCACAGAGTCCAACCTATCACTTTATATAAATAATAACGTAAGAAATAAGGAATTTTAACATGTCAAAAACTACAGTACATATTACTTACTGGCCACCATGCGAATGGGGAATGTTTTGATGTGACTTTTTAAAAGTTATTTTATACAAGCCCTTAGCATTAATTTGTTGGGGGCTTTTTTTATGAACACACTATGTCCTACTGCAATAGGAAGCGTTGCAGCGCATAGATCCCGAAAGGGTCGAAGTTAGTGTGTTTTTAAAAAAATGAGGGTGTAGTGAAATGGTATCACGCTGGTCTCCAAAACCAGAAGCAGGAGTTCGATTCTCCTCACCTTTGCCAAATAATTCTACCTTAGCTCAGTAGGTTAGAGCGCCTGATTGTGGATCAGGAGGTCTCTGGTTCGATTCCAGAAGGTAGGACCAATTTTATCTTTACTGCTATAAATAGTATTAACATGGAGATAAGATATGAGCACCACAAAATATAAACAGGATTTAGACGTTACTGGAAACATAACCTTATCCGGAAATGTAACAGCAGACGGAAACGTAATATTAGGTGATGCTGATACAGATAGCATTACACTAAATGCTGACATAACAAGTAACATAGTACCAGATGTCACTAACACATATGATTTAGGTGCTACTGGTAAAAACTGGAAAGACTTGTTTATAGCTAATGATATTACTGTTGGTAACAATATCGTTGCTCTACAAGTAGCTACTCTTAGTGATGTAACAGTCGGAGCTGATTTAAGTGTTGCAGGTGATGCTGACATTACTGGAAACTTAGATGTTACAGGTAATATCACAAGTGCCGCATCAGGAACACCAACAGTAACTAGTTCAACAGATATTAATTTACAAGCAGGCACAGGTGCCGCTGATCGTGTTGAAGTTACACAATCTCCTTTCAAAGTTGCTAGTTTTACTACAGCACAACGTGATGCGAAAACTAGTGAAAATGGCGACGTGATTTACAATACTACAACTGCTCAACTAGAATGTTATCAGGACAGTAGCTGGTCAGCTTTGAGAATAAATGAATCAGAGATTGCACTTGGTAAAGACGCAGGTAAAACAAGTCAAGGCGCAGGCTCAGTAGCAGTTGGGTATGAAGCAGGCAATACAGGTCAAGGCGCAAATGCAATAGCAATTGGTGAAAAAGCAGGTTATGCAAACCAAGCCGCAAACTCGATTGTAATAAACGCAACTGGTACAGAAGTATACAGCTTTGGAAGTGGTCTAGTAATTACACCAATTAGAAGTGCAAGTGGTACAACTACGTTGATGTATGATGCTTCGACAGGAGAAATTACACATACAGCAACACCAGCACAACAAACTATGATAGGAAGTGTGCAACAAATTAGTGGCCCTGGAGCAATTGACGTAACATCATACATTACTGAAATTACAACAACTGGCGCAGATGCCTACACACTTGCAGATGGTGTAGCAGGACAAATAAAAATAATTAGTATGATAGTAGATGGCGGTGACGCAACAATTACTCCGACTACATTTGCTACTGGAACGACAATTACAATGGCTGATGTAAACGATAACATAACATTATTATATGGTGCCAATGGTTGGGTGAATACCGCAAACCAAGGCTCAATTATAGCATAATAACTTAGGAAATAACATGAGTGAAAAATATTACACATTAGGAACACATACTACTGAGCAATGGACTGAATTGCATGCCGAACTTATTGCAGACGGAAACACATATGAAAGTGTGCCAGCTAGAGAAGTTACAGTAGAAGATGATAAATTACACAGTCCAACACGTGGTAGTTACTTACTTACACTAGAAGAAGCAACTGCATTACAAGGCGATGGACGTGTAAAATTTATCAATGAAAGTCCTGAAAAGTATCCTGAAACATATATGCCATCGTGGGAAGATTTACATTGTGCAACTAACAATACACTAACTGACAGATGGGCAGATCCATATAACAATTATCAAATGTGGACTGTTGGTAGTAGTAGTGTACAAAGCAACTTTCTAAATGCAGAACCATCGCTAAACCGTACAACAGCATTATACAGAATGCAAACAAAACAAAATCCTTGGAAAACAAGTAGTACCGCAGAAAATGTTGCTATCAATGCTACAGTAGCACAAGTTGGCGCAGGAGAAAACGTTGATATTATTTGTGCTGATAATGCTAGTTGGATTGGACATACAGAATTTATCAACAGTGGTGTTACAAACGCAGTGAATCCGAGTGACTATGAAGGTGGCAATGTGCTTCCTGGAAATGGTATTTGTGATTGTTTAGATTTAGTATTAGACGCTCCGTATTATATTGACCCAGATTGGTTTAATGAAACCCCTACAACTTTTACTAGAGTATTATATGCGACTCCAATTCAAACTAGTGATTATACAGTATATAGTGGACAAGATCGTGATGGTGCTAATGGTGGCGGACCTGATTATCCTATTACTATATATGTAGGCGATACATTAAGACTAACTAATACAAGTCCATCTGGATCTCATCCTTTATATATTAAAACTGCCCAAACTACTGGTACAGGCGACCAAGCACCAAATACTACTGGGCAAGGAGCCATAAACGGACAAACTGTTACTTTTTCACCAACTGAAGCAGGAACATATTATTATCAGTGTAGTTCTCATGGACCAATGGGCGGAACTATTACTGTTGAGCAAGGTGCCAAAATTGAAAAACGTTGGGACGGAACTATTGTTCCAAAAGAGGCAGATGCAAGACTATGGTGGCAAAGTACTGGTTTCCGAAGCGCAGAATTTGCACCTTTTGGCAATATTCCAGTTAGTAGCAGTTATACTAGAAATGCGTCTAATGGTAGTAATACGACATTTCCTACTAGTGGTACACACGGAACACAGTGCGCCAGTTTAATATTTGGACGTACACATGGTTGGGCATATAATGCTAACAAGTGGATCTTAAATTTATACGGCACAGGTAACCCAGGTAGTATGGAAATTGGTTTTGATTTACAAAAAGTATTTCATCAGTATAAACCAGTAAACCCAACATACGGAACAAAAGATCCAACAATGAGTTCAAACAGTTGGGGATATAGATCAAGTACTAAAGGTGGTAGCCATTACTATTGGAGAACAGACTCACCAGTTGCGTATAGCGGAACAGCTTTTGAGCCAGGATTTATTAGTTGGTTAGGCGCAACTGGAGATAGTGGTCGTTGGAAAAGTGAAATGTATGACAATAGTATGACAGCGGCTGGCGACGAACTTACACAAGCAGGTGTAATTATGGTTTGTGCCGCAGGAAATAGTAACCAACCACAATATAATCCAGATCATCCAAATTATGATAACCGTATTAGTAACAACGATACCAATACATTCTATCAAGATACATTTGATGAGTTTGGATTTAACGTAACAGGATCAACAAACAGACGAGGCTTTCCTCAACATATTGGTAAAACAGAAAGCCAAACTTTACAAGGTAATACTACAGTTAAGTTTCCAGCAATTAATATTGGCGCACTAGATGACGATATGACTGGAAGTTACACTCAAGATAGAAAAGTAAATTACAGCGACATGGGTAACGCAATTGATTT